TTTACAATGTCTGCTAGTGCAGTATTAGCAACAACTGCTATAGAAACAATAGCACTTGATAACTTTACAACATCAAGTTTTGGTACTAGATATAATTTTTATAATGCTCCTTTAGGGGGTACAATAAGAACATTATCAGCAACGATAGATACAACTGGAATACAAACATCAGGATCGATAAGAGCAGCCTCATTTACTGGCTCATTTAGCGGTTCATTAGTAGGTACAGTAGTAAATGCACAAACAGCATCATACGTTAATCCACTTAATCAAAATGTAATAGTAACAGGATCACTAACATTAAGTTCAGGATCAGCATTAAATATAAATGATGGTTTTTATGTAAACGGTAATAAACAATTCAATTACGGACAATTTAGTAGTACACAAACTCAGTCTGGATCAGCAGATACAGCTTATTCCACAACATTTAATACAACTGATTTTTCACAAGGTGTAAGTTTAATAAGTGGAAGTAGAATAACAGTATCAAATACAGGAATATATAATATTCAATTTTCAACACAATTACATACAACAGCCAATCAAGCTGTTGATTTTTCAATATGGTTTGCTATGACTGGTTCAGATATTGCTAATTCAAATACAGATTTTACTATAGAAAAAATAAATGGAGGTGGATTCCAAGTAGCAGCTTTAAATTTTTTAACTTCAATTTCAAGCGGCAGTTATATAGAATTAAAGTATTCAAAAACAACGGCCCAAGGACAACTACAAGCCAAAGGAATACAATCAACTCCAACAAGACCTGCAACACCATCAGTAATATTAACAGTAACACAAATAGCATAATATAAACAAATCAGTTTGTTTAACAGATAATATATATTTCATAATAAATTATCATTTTTTAAAAATCTTGTAATATTTATTACTAGAAATAATCTAATTAAAAATGGCTCAAGAAATATTATTATCGCCTGGGATTTCAATATCAGAAAACGACCAGTCACAGATAACTACAGGTCTTATAACTGCTGGTTTAGCACTTGTAGGTCCTACAGTTAAGGGAAAAGTTAATATTCCAACATTAGTAACATCATATTCTGATTTTAAAAACAAATATGGTGACTCATTTGACTCTGCATCAAATGTTTACGAATATTTAACATCTATTGCAGCTTATAGTTACTTCCAACAAGGTGGAACAAGTATATTAGTAACTAGAATAGCTTCTGGTTCATATACTCCTGCTACCGATAGCGGAATAGAAAATAATGTTCCAACAACAGATTTATCTGTTAAAGTAAATAGATTATATTCTTCAGTAAGTGGAAGTTTTAATATAACTGGAAGTACAAGTACTACAGCTCAAATTGTATCAGCATCCAATGCTAACGTTACAGCATCTATTACATTATCAAGTTCAACAGCTTTAAGTTCAGCAACTGTAATAAGTGCTACTGGAACTTTTAATGTGAATGATGTTATTACATTTACTTCACAATCTTTAGGAGCAACTAAAGGAGCGGGTAGTAATTTAAATTTTAAACTATTATCAAGTGCTTTAGAAAATCAATTTGCATTTGAGTTAGAAACTTTAACTCAAGGTGATATCATGAATAGTGATGGTCCATCAGGTACTAATGGAACTTTATTATCAGGATCTGCAGCTAATGTTAGATGGCAAATTGTTTCTCCAAATAATTCAACAGGTACTTTTACATTATTGATTCGTCAAGGTAATGATAGTACAACTAATCCAAGTATCTTAGAAACTTGGTCTAATGTATCTTTAGACCCTAATTCCCCAAATTATATTTCTAGAATAATCGGAGATAAAACAGTATCTGCAGAAATTGATTCATCAACTGGTGAATATTATTTGAAAGAAGTAGGATCATATAATAATGCATCTCGTTATGTAAGAGTTAAATCAGTATTAACTCCTACTCCAAATTATTTTAATAACGATGGTTCATTTAAATCACAATATACTTCATCAATCCCATTAGCAGCATCCGGTGCTTTTAGTGGTGCTGAAGGTAAGAATGCAAGTCAAATTGCTCCATTAAGTTTATTTGAAAATATTAATTCAACTGATACACAAGGATTAGTAGCATCAAACTATGATATAGCTTCTAGTTTATTGTCAAATAGTGAAAATTATGACTTTACTTTAATATCTACTCCTGGATTAACACAAGCTGATTATTCATCAGTAATAAGTGATTTTATTACTTTAGCTGAAGAAAGAGGTGATTGTTTCTATATTTTAGATTTAGCTAATTATAATTCTACTATAGGAACTATAACTAACAAAGCAGCAGAATTAAATACTAATTACGCAGCAGCATATTGGCCTTGGGTTCAGGTATTATCTCAAGCATCTGGTAAATTAGTATGGGTTCCTGCATCAACAGTGATGCCTGGAGTTTATGCATTTAGCGATAGAGTATCTGCAGAATGGTTTGCACCTGCTGGGTTAAACAGAGGTGGATTAGGTGGTGTTATTCAAGCTGAAAGAAAATTAAGCACTAATGATCGTAACACTTTGTATACTAATAAAGTTAACCCAATTGGAACATTCCCAGGAGTTGGTTTAACAGCATATGGTCAGAAAACATTACAAACTCAAGCTAGCGCTTTAGATCGTATTAATGTTCGTAGATTATTAATTGCTTTAAAACGTTATATTGGTTCTGTTGCTAATACATTAGTTTTTGAACAAAACACTATTTCTACAAGAAATAACTTTGTATCTCAAGTAAATCCTTATCTTGAATCAGTTCAACAAAGACAAGGTTTATATGCTTATAAAGTAGTAATGGATGACACTAATAATACTGCAGATGTAATCGATAGAAATCAATTAGTAGGTCAAATTTATATTCAACCAACTAAAACTGTCGAATATATTTACTTAACGTTTAACATTACTCCAACAGGAGTTGAATTCCAATAATATTTATCATAAATAAACACTAAACAAGATGCCAGTATTAAATACAAACGAAACAATGTTTACGGCTTTTGAGCCAAAAACACCAAATAGATTCTTGATGACTATTCAAGGAGTTCCTTCATATTTAGTTCATAAAGTAAAATTTCCTGATGTTAACTTAAACGAAATTGTATTAGATCATATTAATGTTTATCGTAAAGTAAAAGGAAAAGCTAGATGGGGAGATATGACTATGAACCTTTATGATCCTGTAACTCCATCAGGTGAACAAGTAGTAATGGAATGGATTCGTTTATCACATGAATCAGTAACAGGACGTGATGGTTATTCAGATTTTTATAAAAAAGATCTAACATTATCAGAAATTGGTCCTGTTGGTGATATAGTAGGTGAATGGATTATCAAAGGAGCTTTTATCAAATCTGCAGCTTTTGGTGATGGTGATTATGCTCAAGGTGATACTTATAAAGATATTACAGTTACTTTAGCAATGGATTATTGCATACTTTCATACTAATATTTTTATATATCTTTTTTTAAAAAGGGGTTTAGCTTTGCTAAGCCCTTTTCTTTTGCATATATTTATATTAAATTATGGCTGATCAACAATTATTGGAAAATGAGTTTTTTCAAAACTTAAGAAAAAGAAATAGTTTAACAAACAAAACTTCTACTTATAGTTTACCTTCTTTAATTCCTAGACAATATGCCTCTAATAAATTAGAAACATTAATACAAGAAGGAAGATTAGAAGAATTACAACCTGAAGAACCTATAAAAACTTCAAATATCTCTTTGAAGACTGATGTTCCTGCACTGTTAAATTCACTAACCAATTCTCCCATAGTTACTGTAGCTTATTCATTAAGAAAACTAAATAACAATTATTATGGACCTGCTTTAAAAGTAAGAAGATCATTAGACAATACGGAATCTGATATTAACTTTGATAATAATGGTAATTTAGATATTACTGCTCTTACTAATTTTGTTGGGTGGGGTGATGGGTATGTAGTTATATGGTATGATCAAACTGGAGCTAACAATAATTTTGAACAAACTAATCCTATATTCCAACCATTAATTGTTCAAAATGGTGTATATTCCGGGTATATTTATGTTGGACTTTCAAAATTTTTACTTAGTAAAAATAATGTTTTTTATACCAACTATCTCAATTTTAAAAATGTTGTATTTCAAGTATCTCAAGTAAATGGACCTTCTATATTAGTAACAACCGGGGATGCTTTGAATATGCATGCTGCTGCTGCTTTCCAAGGAAATTCAAGTAGTCCTAGTAATAGAATTTTTAATGTTAGATACCAGGTAAATAGAGATGAATTATTTAACCCTACTAGAAATGATATTTTTGAAAATATGAGTGGAAGTTTCCATTTATTATATGTTAATTTTGCTGTTGACTATCGATGGGGAACTCAAAAAGCAAAATTAGGATATCAAAATAATGCTTCTTATGATAATTTTTATGTAAAAGAATATGTCATATTTAATGGAGAAGGAGAATACCCTGTTTCACAAGAAGATAAAACTATTATAGAAAATAATATGAATTCATATTACAACTTATTTTAATCATATTTATAGCAAATAAAGTTATATTAACATGTCAGAATTTAAATTTCCAACAGAAGTTATTGATTTGCCTAGTAAAGGCCTAATCTACCCAGAATCATCACCTCTATCATCAGGTACAATTGAGTTAAAATATATGTCTGCTAAAGAAGAAGACATTT